CGGCGTCTTTACACACGGCCCCGTCCCACACGCACGGCTCGATGCACGCGGCTTCCGTGGTGTGCGTCGCACACGCGTTCGAGCTTGGGGTCTTTGACTCGTCTTTATCGTACACGAAAAAATAATAGGCAAGACCACCCAAGACTACGAGTGTGAGCACCAATATAATTAAGGTTCGTTGTCCAGTACTTCTACCACTCCTTGGACTCTGCGTATCCATATTAATTAAACCATAGAAAATATATTCATTCAAGACGATGGACGTGTACACCGATGGAAGTTGTTTGGGCAATCCAGGGCCTGGGGGCTGGGCGTGCACGTGCGACGCCTTCGAGCTCTCGGGTGCTGAGGCGCACACCACGAACAACGTCATGGAACTCACCGCGGTTCACAAAGCCCTCGAACGATGCGTCGCCGAGGGCATCGGTCGAGCGACGATATGGACTGACAGTGCATACGTGAAAAACGGCGTCACGACGTGGACCAGAAACTGGAAAACAAATGGATGGAAGACGTCCAAAGGGACGCCCGTGAAAAATAAAGAGCATTGGGTGCGCATCGACGCACTCCTACAGGAGATGACCGATGTCCAATGGCGATGGGTGAAGGCACACAACGGGCACCCACAGAACGAGAGGGTCGACACCCTCGCCAGGGAACAGGCGAAAAATGTCTGCGTAAAATAATGGAAACCACGCATGTGTGGTGTCCTAAGCAGGAACAACTGCTCGTGCGTTGGGCTGAAAAAGCGGCGGGCTATCGTTGGCTCCATAACTACGCCAGGCTGCACTTCAAGCGAGTCAATGATTACATGTCCTACCCGTCTATAGTCATCAGTAGCATAACAGGGGTGGGTGGGTTCGCCGTGCTGAACCCTAGTGGAAACGAAAACTTGGACGATCGGACGAAGAACAAAATTTTAATAGTCCAGTACATGTTTGCCTTTTTGAACGTCATAGGTGGCATCCTCACGTCGCTCTCGAAATTTTCACAGAGCGCGCAACTCGCGGAAGCGCACTCCGCGATGTGTGTGCAGTATTCGAAATTCTATCGGAACATAGACATGGAGTTGTCTCTGGACCCCGAACACAGACAGGACGTCATAGAATTCGTCAACATGTGTCGACAAGAGTACGACCGCCTCCTTGACGACGCCCCCGACATCCCCGCGAACGCCATCATACAATTCAATATGGAATTTCCCGATAAAGACAATAAACCAGATGTGTGTAATGGACTCAGTATATTGGGGACAGATGATGTCGAGAAACATGAAAAAGCCATAACACATTGGATGAGCGCCCTTTTTGCTTTAAAGAGGCGAAAGAGTCGAGATTCGCTTTCAAACGTCCCTTCCTTAAAGTTATGAAACGATGATTGACTAGGACAATGGAGCATTTTCGCACCGTACTCATCGCGAATAACTATGCACCGTCGACCATAGACATGTATTGTCGGCGACTGTCGAACAGTGGAGTGAACCTGAACAACAGACGCGCCGTCCATAGACATCTCTCGTCAAAACGCGTCGACCTGGAGGGCGACTGTCAAGGGAACGATTATCGCGCCTTTCTGCTGTACGATCGATTCCTACGCAACGCGATGTTGCCGGGAGGGCACGACTACCATAAGTCAGAACTCACCGTACGCGACGCGTGTCTCTCCCAGAATTCGAAAGAAGACATCGCGCGCGTCTGGTGGCTTAACAAAACCAGAGGGTACGCACCGGGCGTGGCTGCGAGCTACGTGCGCGATGCGAAACGTGAGCCGGTCAGTGATAGACACAGAAGCATATTCCGCGCACGGTGTGCGCTCCAACGGTTTCACATAGACCACGTGTTCATCACCGATGATGTGGTGCGTGATTACTACCGCAAGTTGTGAAGCATGTACTTGTCTCCACCTCCGTAGGCGACGTGTTTGTATAGCGTTTTCACGAATTCGGCTACCCCAGTAAATGTGCACGACACGTTTCGCACGAACTTCGTGTACCACGTAGAAGTTGATTTAGATGCGTCGATGAGTTTGTGATAGTTATCGAATTGTGGAATTTTACCAACGTCATCTTTGTGAATGAGTTTCATCTGCACGTAGTCAGGTCCGACCCGCTGGCATCCGAATGCTCCTTCACGAATCGAACCTTGGTGCTCTGCATCATACGAATATCATTTCTGTAATAATTGTAGAAAATAACCCCCAGTACCCCCACCCACAAAGACTATATATATAGAGAGAAACATGGGATACGCACCAGTGTACGATTACCGTTGGGGGTGTGGAGTCAAACAGGTGACAGACCGAGCCATTTTGAATGATGCGAAAAAGGTCATCATTCATAATGGGTCGAAGATGGAAATTAATTACATTCCAAAGATTGGGGACTATGGCATTCACGGAGGCGTCCTGCAAGTCATGCGTGGCAAACGCGTCATAACCTACCACTGAAACCGTTGTAATGAACACGCCATAACGCGACGCACGCATGAGAACAAAAACCACCACCAGGGAGCAGACCTGGAACAGCCAAGCAAACATACCCCTCAAGCGCTTTCTTTATGAGAAAGGGTGGGACGACCTCGTGAAAAAGATGACCCCCCTTCAATACAACAAGGTGATCACGGACGCGCGAGAGTTGACCGAAGACCCGGAACGCGTGAAAATTATATCAGCGTACATCAAGAGTCATGGAAGTCGTGACCTATGCGAATAAATCGAGCGGACTCTTCGAAGAGCTCGTGCACAACGAGTTCGACGTTCCAGTGAAAGTGTTAGGGTGGGGTACGAAGTGGAACGGATACTCGGACAAGTCTAAAGGCGTATTGGAATACATCACCACGAGCAAAGATGACGAAGACATCGTCGTGTTCATCGATGGGTTTGATTCTAAGATTAATAAAACACCCGAGGAGGTTGAACAACTGTTCAAATCCTACGACTGTCGCGTGTTGTTTTCGAAACATCCAGACATTATTTCAAAATACATCGTGCGCCAGGTGTTTCCAATGTGCACCAGCGAAGGCATGGCCAACGCGGGGATGTACATGGGATACGTCAAGGAATTGAAAATAATCTTACAAGATGAACTAGGCGAAAAGTGTCAGGATGACCAGGTTAACTTTAATAAAATGTGTGAAAAGTACGATTTCATCAAAGTCGATGAACACGAACGCATCTTTGAAAACATGTCCCCATTTAACATGACCACACCATCGAACGCCGTGTTCGTGTCCTATCCCGGCACGCCCACTGTTGAACGCCTCGTGCGCGCGTGTCGCGATTACGCACAGTTTTTCAAGTGGCAATTCATCATCGCCATGGCGGTGTTGTTGATTGCAATTCCAAACGAACAAAAGTGGATACCAATGTACATATCACTCATCGCCATGTTGTTCTACGTGTTGCAGGCTGATAAAAGTTGTGCGCGATGAAAAAAAATGTGCATCCAATACATATGAAGGTGGCGTTCATTTTCATAGTGAAGGATGGTGAAAAGTATCTCGAACCAAATCTTAATCTGTTGAAGCGACACGGACACGACATTTACGCGGTCGAAAACAACAGCGTGGACGATACCAAAAACATCCTGAAACGCGCCGACATTAAGAAAGTCATCACACTCGACCTCGACGATAAAAGTTCTCTCGAACTGTGTGGATTGGGTGAGGTCAATTGCGCGAAACGCGTTCGGCGTTTGGCGTACATTCGACAACAAGGTCTCGACGCGGTGATGAACGCCGACGAGGCTTACGATTACGTGTGCATGTTGGACATGGATTTCGAATCGTACGACCCATCGCATTTGGATGGCATGTTTGAATTCATGGAAAATAACAAGGACGTCGATGCCTTGTTCGGCATGTCTGTCGTGAAACACATGGGCATCCCCTATGACATCAGCGCGGTGCGCCCGATGACGAAATTGCCAACGATAGGATTGAAATTGAAACAACACGTAAAAGTGCAATCCGCGTTTAGTGGTTTCGGAATTTACAGGTGTTCATCTATTGTGGACAAAAATGCTAAATATGATTACAAAACAATAGATGACATAGAACACGTACATTTCAACAAACATTTTGAACATCTCGTGGTTGACACTAAATTCAACCCCTCGTACGAACCATCTGATAAATTGTTTAATTTGAAAATGGCTGTCGTCATTTCTCTCCTCGCATACTTCTTAATTAGAGTATTTCAGCGTTTCAGAAACAACAAAAGATGAACGTCGGCATCATTACACCTGGAAGACTTTCCCCCGGAGTGAACTCGTGCATCACGGAAATCGCACTTCGGGAGAAACAGCGACACAACAGGGTCATAGGCGTCGTCGAGGGATGGCGTGGACTCAACCATGGGTTCATGGAAGACATGTTCGTCACAGGCCAGGCACGGAACGAGCCGGGGTCCATTCTTCACACGTCTCGCGAACCCCTGAACATGAAGCTCGCTCGGAGACACATTCTCACCCTCGACCGACTGTACTGCATCGGGGACATGGAGACCCAAAAGGAAGCCCGAACGATCTTCAACGCGGACCTCCCCGTGAGCTTGGTCGGCATCACGGGCTTTGGCATGCAATCGAAGATTGAAGAAGTTTCGCGGTACATCAGAAAGTGCCACGTCCTCGCTGAAAGCATCCACGGTGTGGTGTTTCTGGAACTCGCGGAGAAATACGGCGAACTCGCCCGAAACGCGTCCATGAGCGAACCCCACGCCAACGTGGTCATAACACCAGAAGAGGATGAAAACTTTCTGTTCGACGTCCAAAACAACTACGCGATGAATGGCCACTGTGTGGTCGTCGTCAACGCGTGTTGCGACTATGGGTACATTCTCGATGCCCTCAAGGTGTACAACGTGGAGACCACCATCATGCGCCCCGACGCGACGCTCGACGTGGCGACCCCGTGCGTGTACGACAACATCCTGTGCGCGCGCATGTCGAGGGAGGTGTGCGAACACGTCGAGCTTCGAAAAAATTTCGTGTGCGATGGTGGTCGTATGATCCCGTACGCCTTTTATCCCGAAAATTTATTCTCCATAAAATTTAATGTTGTATAAATACACATGTCTCTTCAGAGCACTCCCCTACTTATATCGCTGTGTGCATTTTCAATCGCGGGTCTTGTCGCACATGATGGCTTTGACTATTTGGGGAAGACTGAAAATATCGTCAACGGCCCACTCGTCTACGGCGTCACCATCCTCCTCCACAGCGTGTTCGGTGCTCCGGGAGTGACCGAGAAACCAAAGCTACTCGATAACGTGTCCGAAAACCCCTTCTTCAAGTTTTTTACGCTGTTCCTCCTCGCGTTTGCCGCCGTGCGTGATTTCGAAGACGCCCTCTTCGTCATTGTGCTGTTCTTGAGCATAACCCAACTTTTGCGCACCGAAGAAGAACGCAAGAGACACCCTACCATCCTTTAATCAGGTCCACGACCGTGGCTTTGGGGAATTGTCGAGAGAACATCTCGGTCTCGTCGTGTGCGCTGTGTCCTATGATTGACGGCACGCTCCGGTCGATGTTTAAGTACTTGCGAAGGTCTCGGTAGTACACGCGCGCACCCTTGGCGATGACGTCTTCAAACTTCAGGTCGACGTGGTTGTTCATGGGGAAAAACATCGGGAAATACTTTTGCATGTTTGGCACGTGCAGGAGGTAGCACTTCGTGCTCGAAATCCACCGAACCCTATCTTTCTGCACCTCGTCTGGGAGATAGTGCAGACAGTGGAAGAAACACGCCTCGAAGTCGTCCCCCTTCTCCTCGATGAACGACTCGACGTACTGATGCAACTTTTTCGAAGAACTCACCACCGCGTTATCTTCGAACACGAGCGCGTATTTGTGTCCTGCTTTCGATGCTCGATTCCATATGTCAGCGTGGCCCATCTGACACCCGATGGCACCCAAGTTGAAATACGTGATGTTCGGGCGCACGATCGATGGGTCGTAGTGCATCTCCACCGCCTTTTCCATGAATTCACTCTGCACGTGTTGCTCAAATTTACGAGCCGTCTCCACCTCGCGCGTGTCCTGTCCGTAGACGACGTGCACCTTTGGCCCGTTGGTGTTGTGCCTGAAGAACTTCTCTCGCCGGTCGCGTGCTTCTGGGAGCGTCAGGAGATAGGTCTCGTACGACCACTCACGTTCTCTGCGTAAAATCAGAAACACGATCGCGAGAAGTACAATCACGACAATCATATATTATTTAAAGAATAAAATGTTTATAATAGTAGGCCAGCCTTAGCTCAGTTGGAAGAGCAACTGATTGTAGTCGTCATCAAAGCTCAGTGGGTCACTGGTTCGAATCCGGTAGGCTGGAACATTCTCTCGTAGATCAATCGGAAGATCGTCTGACTGTTAATCGGAAGGTAGCGAGATCGAAACTCGCCGAGAGGGATTTCTTCACTTTTTACATGTGTATCCCGTATGTAAAATTTGCTGTAAAAAATTACGCGCATTTTCTTCATTATCGAATGTACCTAGATAATCACGTTGACTTTTAGCATGCCATTTCCCAAATTTATCTTTATACACACATCCTTTATTTTTCTTATTTGAACCATCAGGTCTTACAAAGTTTTCTGGGTCTCTTGTATATTCTTTAAGTACTTCAATTGCTTCATTCTCTGTTTTGAATGCACCATTTGATAAATATTTCTGCTTTTTGGATTCACTAACTCGAGGTACAAACCCGTTGCTAGTCTTCACCACACATCCTAAATATCCATTTCGTTCAATATTTTTAGATTTCACACTCTCTCGTATTTTGTCTTTCATAACTTGTGATATTACTTTGTTTTTATTCCCTCCGGTGCTACAATTGTATCCATTCGGTGCTAAAGAATTTAAGGTTTTTATCCAGTGGGCCTCTCGTTCATCCAATTTTTCTTCAGGGGCTTCTTCTATGATTTCATAAATCATCTTATCGCCATATTTGTTTATAGCCCTCTTCACAAGTGTACAATTAGAAGATACTTTTTTATGACATTTCACCCTTTCCTTGAAACTCTGCAAAGTCTGTCCAACATAGACTTTGCCAGAAGGGCTTGTAATCTTATAAATAATGCCATTTCTGTTCATGCATTATATAAGTGATGAACTTTTAATTAAAAATACCACCCTTTTTTTAAAAAATGTTTAGGTTCCTCTTTGGCATGGACCCCAAGCCGGGTCCTCCTCGACCACCACCGAAACCGACGATGCTCATCCAGGCTAGGAACGAAGTCGGGGAGGTCGTGCTGCTGGAGGTTCCGGCGCCGGTCAAAAGCGATGTACATCCAAGATTATTGTCACCCGTCTCCCGGAGCTGGTCTTTTCGAGAC